TTAGGGTGGGAAATTCTGTTGGAACTTAGGAAGTTGTGAGCTGCCAAAATGGCGCGCGGGCGAAAAAAGACCGATCGGTCGAGCTGGCTGAAGCCAGGCGGATCACTGCCGCTGAAGCCGGCCGGACTGACCAAGGAGGAGCAGGCGCACTACGCATGGATACGCGAGGCGCTCGAATGGGTCGGGATGGGCGGACAGGCCGACCTGATGCTGGTAGTGCTGGCGGCGAGAGTCGCGGCGCGAGCGGATGTGTTGCGCGCAGCCGTGGCGGCAAATCCGCCAAAAGCGGGAGACGATCGCCTTCATCCGGCGTGGCAGGAGCTCAGCCGGACGGAATCCCGGCTGCGGGACATCCTGGCGGCGCTGTACCTGGCGCCTCGGACGCGAGGCAGCACGCGGCTGCCGGCGGAGAATCAAGCCGGAGCTCAGCACGGAGACGACGGTCCGGCCGACCTGCTGAAGATCCTCGGCTGAACCTCGAGACCGCCGAGAAGGTCCGGACCTTCAGCCGCCACCTGCGCCATCTCAAGGGTGAGCACGCCGGCAAGCGATTTGAGCTGGACGACTGGCAGTGGCGGGACATCGTGCTGCCGTTCTACGGCACCCTGCGGCCTGATGGTCTGCGCCAGTACCGCGTGATGCCGATTGGCCTTGCGCGGAAAAACGGCAAAAGCACTCTTGCGGCAATGCTCGGCCTGTACCACCTGTTTGGCGACCGCGAGCCATATCCCGAGGTGATCTGCGCCGCTGGCTCAAGAGACCAGGCGGCGATTGTGTTCGACACGGCCGCCGGCATGGTGCGATCCTGTCCCGAGCTACTGAAACGATGCACTGTGCTGCGCCGGGAGATCGTGCGCAGGGACGGCGGGTTCCTGCGGTGCATCGCCGCCGACGGCAAGCTGCAGCACGGTTTAAACGCCTCCGCCAACATCCTCGATGAGGTTCATGTGTGGCCTGACCGCGAGCTCTACGAGGCGCTGACCACCAGCGTGCTCTCTCGGCGCCAGCCAGTGACGATCATGATCTCCACGGCCGGACACGACAGGGAAAGTCTCTGGTACGAGATCGTGACTCGCGCCAAGGCAATTGCGGCGGCGCGCAAGGCTGGCAACGAGATCGACGACACCATGTGGCCGGTAATCTACGAGGCGCCGGAGTCGGCACCGTGGGACAAGGAACAGACTTGGCGCATCGCCAATCCCGGCTACGGCGTCAGCGTCCATTCCGATTACTTCCGAGCCAAGGTGAACGAGTGCCGATCGTCGCCGGCGGAGCTCCAGTCGTTTATCCGGCTCCACCTCAACAGGTTCACCGACAGCTACGCCTCATGGCTTGACATCGAGAAGTGGGACTCCTGCAAGGACGAGGCGCCAAACCTCGACGGCAGGCAATGCTGGGCCGGCCTCGACCTGTCGGCGACGACTGACCTGTCAGCGCTTGTCTTGGCGTTCCCGGTCGATGATGTCGTGTACCTGAAGCCGTTTGCGTGGGCGCCAAAGGCCTGCTTGAAAGAGCGGGAGCGCCGCAACAAAATGCGCTACGACAAGTGGGCCGCCGAGGGACACATCGAGATCGTTGATGGCGAGGTGATCGACTACGAGCGCATCCGGTCGAAGATCGGCGAGCTGGCCAAACGCTACCAAATCCGGGACATCGCCATCGACCGCTGGAACGCCGCCGCGCTCGCGCAGCAGCTCCAAGCCGATGGCGTCAATGTCGTGGCGTTTGGCCAAGGGTATGCCAGCATGTCGCCGGCGGCCAAGGACTTCCAAGCGCTGGTCATGCAGCACAGGCTCAAGCACGACGGCAACCCCGTGCTGCGGTGGTGCGTCGGCAACGCTGTCGTTGAGCAGGACAGCGCCGGCAACATCAAGCCGTCCAAGTCCAAATCAACCGAGAAGATTGACTTGCTGATCGCCGGCGTAATGGCCACGGCTCGCGCTAGACTCGGCGAGGTGGCCGGCTCATCGGTCTACGAGGGCAGGGGGCTCGAGCTGCTGTGATCGCGCTGCCTGATCTGCGCCAGTCGGCCGAGCATGATTGCGGCTACACCGCCGTCCTCGTCGTACTGCGCCGGTTGCGCCGCAAGGTCACGCCTGGAGACCTTGCTCCTCTGTCCACAAACATGATCGACGGCACCGACCCGCGCGCAATCGAGTCTACGCTTCGAGGCCTCGGACTGCGTGTCATCTCTGGCGAGATGGACATGGGAGACCTGTGGCATCATGCCGGATCGAGCCGGCCAGTGATCTGCCTGCTCAGTCGTGACGGCGTCGGACATTATGTCGTGGTTGCTGGAATCCATGAGGGATTGGTGTACTACCAGTGTCCGTCCGAGGGTCCGGCGCACATGCGAGTGAGCGCGTGGAAAAGATCATGGACCGAGATCGACCGCCTCGGCGCGGTCTATCGAGGCTGGGGAATTGCTGTCCACCGCTAATCGTGCATGGATCCGGCTAGTCTCCCAATATGGGACTAGTCAACACGCTGCGATCCTTGATTGGCTTGGAGAGCCGCGCAACCTTCTCGTTGCGCGACCCGGCGCTTGTCACGCTGTTTGGCGGCAGTGGTTCCGACGCCGGCGTCGTGGTGACCGAGTCCACGGCGATGCAGTCGTCTCCGATCTGGTGCGCCATCCGCGTCATCTCGGAGACGGTCGGCTCCCTGCCATTGATCCTGTACGAGCGATCGGTAGACGGCAGGGGTCGCAAGGTTGCGGCGGAGCACCCGCTCTACGAGCTGCTCTACTGCATGCCGCACCCCGAGATCACGGCGATGCTGTGGGCCGAAACGCTCATGGGTCATGTGCTGGCCTATGGCAACGCATACGCCGAGGTCGTGCGAGGTCCGACGGGAGAAGTTCTCTCGCTGCCAATCCTGCGTCCTGACTGGATGGCGCCACGCCGCGATGACAGCGGCCAGCTCATCTACGAGTACCGCCATCCCCGCGTCGGCACCCATCAGTACCTGCCGAGCGAGATATTCCACTTGCGTGGCCTCGGGTTCGACGGACTTGTCGGCTACTCGGTCATCCGCATGGCTCGGGAGTCCATCGGCCTGACCATGGCGGCCGAGCGGTTTGGTGCCAAGTTCTTTGGCTCCGGAGCCAAGCCGTCCGGGGTGCTAACGCATCCAGGCCGGCTATCCGATGACGCACGCGGCCGTCTTCGCCAAGACTTTGAGCGGCTGCATCAAGGCGTCAACAACAGCCACCGCGTCGCCATCCTCGAGGAGGGCATGAAGTGGGACGCTCTTGGCATCCCTCCTGACGACGCGCAGTTCCTGCAGACGAGGCAATTCCAGCTCCAAGAAGTCGCCAGATGGTTTAACATCCCTGTCGGCAAGCTGCGGGGACAAGGCGCCAGCTACGCCTCCATGGAGGCGGAAAACCTTGTGTTTTTGACTGAAACGATCCGACCATGGCTGGTGCGCATCGAGCAGGAGATCTACGCCAAGCTGCTGACCGGCGTTGAGCGCCGGATCTATTTCGCCGAGCACAAGATCGACGATCTCCTGCGAGCCGATCAGGCGGCACGGTATAACGCCTACGCCATCGGTCGCAATTGGGGATGGCTCAGCGTCAACGAGATCCGGTCCAAGGAAGGTCTCGACCCAATCGCCGGCGGCGACGAATACCTCCAACCGCTCAACATGCAGCCGATCCAGGCGCCGCTTGGTCCAAGCGCTCCGGCCAGCTCGCCGTCCGTGGGCACTGTTGCTCCTGCAGTCACCCCGACCACGGACGGCGAGCCACCCATTTCCGAGGAAGTCAACGACCTGGCGACTATTGACGAGTCGACCATCCGCCTAGCCGAGCAGATGACTCAGCACCAGATCGCGTCGTGCGAGCACGGCAAGACCAATCGCTGCCGAATCTGCGGGATTGAGCGCGAGCGCGTGTTGATCCCCGCCGGCAAGCCGGGTGGCGAGCACGCATGGGGGATCAAGTGGCGACCGATCGGCACCAAACCGGAGGCGCAACCATGAGCATGGAGCGACGCGCTGGCGGCTCGATCAGCACCAACGGCAACACGGCTGTCGGCTATGCCGCCGTCTACGGTCCGATGTCCGAAGACTTGGGAGGGTTCCGCGAGGTGATTGATCCCTCGGCGTTTGAGCGGTCGCTCAAGTCCGGGGCTGATGTCCGCGCGCTGGTCGGCCACGACGACTCCATGGTGATCGGTCGGCTAAGCGCCGGCACGCTGCGCCTGTCGAGCGACCAGCGCGGGTTGATGGTCGAGATCGACCTGCCGCATACCACCTACGCCAACGATTTGCGCGAGCTGCTGAAGCGCGGCGATGTGTCGCAGATGTCGTTCGGGTTCACTGTGGCCGGCGGCGGCGACTCATGGGGGACAGCCGAGGGCGGCGGCCGCTTGCGCACGCTCATGGATGTGGATCTCCACGAAGTCTCCATCGTCGCCATGCCGGCCTATCCGGACACATCGGTGGCGCTGCGATCGCTGCGCGCCTCCTCGTTCCATTACCTGGCTCGATGCCAGCAAGCGCGCGCCTGGCGCCTCGAGCAGATCAAGCGGCGCGGTCGCCGATCGTGACTCTCGGATGTTAGTAGTGGCGGAAGTATTTCACCCTTTACGGAGGTTCGCATGAACCGTACTCAGCAGATCGACAAGCTGATCGAGGAGCGCGGCCTCCTCGTCTCGCAGCTCGAGTCCCTCAACAAGCGCGAGCTCACCCCTGACGAGCAGGCGAGCTGGGACGCTCTCGCCGCCAAGGTGGTTGAGCTTGATGGCCGCGTGGCCGCTCTCGAGGCCGAAGTCGCCGGCGACGCAGCCGACGACGCCGCCGAGGATGCTCCTGTCGCGGCTCCTGCTGTCGGCCAAAACAGCTTGAGGCTTAACAACCTTGAGTCCCGCCTGTCGATCCTGCGACGCACTTCCGGTGAGCGCCGCCGCAGCGCTCCCGCTCCGATTGAGGCTCCGGCCTATGTGTCGGACCTCAACGACCGCAAGGCCAAGGAAGACCGCAGCATGGCGCTGCGCGGGTGGATGCTCCAGCCGTCCGGCCTCTGCACCGATGCTCATTCCGCCGCCGCTGAGCGGATCGGGTTCAACCTGAACACCCGCTCGTTGTCCGTGGCGCTGCACGCCACCGCTCCTCGCTCCGTCAAGGAAATCGAGCAGCGCGCGCAATCCGTCGGCACCACAACCGCCGGCGGCCACTTGGTTCCCACCACGCTGTCCGACGCGCTGGAAAAGCAGCTCCTGTACTTCGCGAATGTCCGCGAGTACGCGCAGGTGATCCGCACCAGCACCGGCAACCCCTACGACATCCCGACGGTGAATGACACCACCCAGAAGGGTGAGATCATCGCCGAGAACACCGCGTTCAACTCGCAGGATGTCACTTTCGGCAAGGTCACTCTGAACTCGTACAAGTACAGCTCCAAGCTGGTCAATGTCTCGGTCGAGCTCATGCAAGACTCGATCGTCGACATCCCGACCCTCTTGGGTGACCTGCTTGGCGAGCGACTCGGCCGCATCCAGGCCGACCACTTCGCCACCGGCACCGGCTCCTCGCAGCCGCAAGGCCTGGTGACGGGTGCCTCGGCTGGCGCCACCTCCGCCGCCGCCGCAGCCATTGCGGTCAACGACCTGCTGAATCTGGTGCATTCGCTCGATCGGGCGTATCGTCCCGATGCGGCGTTCATGATGCACGACAATGTGCTGCTTGCGATCCGAAAGCTGCTCGACAGCCAGGGTCGTCCCGTGTTCACCGAGAGCTACATCGTCGGCGAGCCAAACCGACTGTTCGGCTACCCGGTGCTTATCAACAACTCGATGTCCAGCACGATCGCCACGACCAACAAGACCGTGCTGTTCGGCGACTTCAGAAAGTACATCATCCGCGACGCACTGGACATCCAGGTCGTCAGGATGGACGAAAGGTACGCCGAGTACGGCCAGGTGGCGTTCACCGCGTTCCAGCGGTGCGACTCCAAGGTGCTGATCAGCGCCGCCATCAAGCTTCTCACTCAGGCCTAATCCCGAGGAGGGACTGAGATGAAAGTGCAACTGTTGGTCGCCTTGGCGAGTGACACGCTCGCCTGGCGACCGGGCGACCTGATCGAGGTCGACGCGGCCGAAGGCAAGCGCCTGATCGAGGCCGAATACGCCATCCCTGTGCCGGCCGAGGCTGAGGCCGAGTCCGGAGAAGCCAAGAGGAGCAAGTCCAAGGAACGGAGGTAATCCGTGGCGATCTCCGTTCTCACGCCACCCGCAGCGGAGCCAGTGACCTTGGCGTCGGCCAAGAGCTGGCTCCGCGTCGATCATTCAAGCGACGACGCGCTCATATCCGGCCTCATCTCGGCAGCGCGCGATCATGTTGAGCGGTGGACCCGGCGCTCTCTGGTGCGCACCACCTGGCGCATGACGCTGGACACCTTCCCCGGTGGTCCGCTTGAGCAGCCGAAGTTTTTCAACGCGCCATACGAGACCATGCGCCGCACATGGCGCTACAACTTTGACACCTATGTTGGAGCGCCGGTAGAGCTACCGCGTGGTCCTGTCGCGTATGTCACGACCGCCGACGGCTACGGCTACGACATGCCGAGGGTGCGCTATTACAACAGCGCCGGGACGCTCACCACGCTGGCCAAGGACACTGACTACATCCACGACCTCGACAGCAACCCTCCACGCTTGCAACTGCCGCCGATGACCTACTGGCCGCTCACTCAGCCAGGTCGCAGCAATGCCGTCGAAGTGGACTTCGTGGTCGGCTACGGCACCAGTGCCGCCGCGTGTCCACCGCTGCTGCAAACGGCAATCCAGATGCTGGCGGCGCACTGGTATGAGCACCGCGAGGCGGTCGGTTCATTTGGCGGTGAGACGCCACTGGCCGTCGACTCCATCCTGCGCCTTTACCAGATGGGTGACTACCAGTGACTGTCATTGGCGATCTGCGCAAGCGCATCGAGCTGCAGGCGCCTGTGGACACGATCGACGCCTACGGCCAGGCGACGCGATCATGGACGACATACGCCACGGTCTACGCCTCGGTGATACCGGCTAGCGGCCAGGAGAACACGATCGCCGAGGCGATGCAGGTGCAGCAGACGCACACGATCACCATCCGATACCGCAGTGATGTGGCGGCAACGCATCGAGCGCTATTCGGCTCTAGGCAGTTTAACTTTCAATTTGTGCGCAACCTCGATGAGCGCAACCGCTGGCTCGAGATCACCGCCACCGAAAGGACGGGTGCGTGATGCAGAAACCATTTCGCGCAAAATTCAATTCCAGCACCAGCAGAGTGGTGGCACAGCTTGACGGATTTGCAAATGCCATGGCGTATCTAAGGTCGGAGGCTCCGGCCAAACTAAAGTCCAGCTTAAAAAAAGCCGGCCAGATGGCGTCAAGCTATATGGTCAAGCGCGTTCAGGAGTTGGCGCCTCAGCGCATAGTGCGTGTGACCCATGATGGCAAAAGGGTGCCTGTTTACGGCTCATCAGGCACGCTCAAGCGATCTATCGGATTTAGGGTTGGCGTCAATCGTCGCAACGGAAATGTATACGCCGTCATTGGTCCAAGGCGACGATTCACATCTATGGCATTTATAAAATACCTCAAGAGACGCAAGTCGGATCCTGCCAAACGCAATGTCATGACGATGGTCCGGCCGAGTCTGTACACGCATTTAGTTGAGAACGGATTTACGGCTCAGATTTGGGGTCAGGACAAGTTCGTAAGGGTCAAGGCCAGACCGTTTTTGCGTCCAGCTCTTCGTGACGCCGAGGACATCATTGAGGGCGTCACGCGCAAGGCAATCCTTGAGGAGCTCGGAAAATGAGCCTCCTTGGCAAGGTGCTCCGCGACTACCTGTCCGGCCAGACCGGCTACGCGGCCAATCTCCCTGGCGGCATCCATCCCGAGCAGGCGCCGCAGGGATCGTCGCTGCCGTTTGCGGTGACGACCGGATCGAGTCGCACGCGGGTGATGCAACTCGACGGCACCCCTGCGGTCAGCACCGAGGTCGTCGAAATGACCATAGTGGCCATGACTCGAAGCGTGGCTCAAGCGTCGGCCGACTGGGTCAAGGCGCGCATCCAGGCGTCTCCGGCGCGGCAGACAATCGGGAGCACGATTGTTCACCATTGGAGAATTGAGAACGAGTCGGACGAGTCGCAGGCTTACACCGACGGCTCGGACGAACAGGCACGCTTGACGATGCTCACAATCGTCGGCACTATGGAGGGTGGATAATGCCTAAGGTTTTAGCTGCGGGCGCTGCCGCGTCCATCGCGTCAATCACGCTGGTGTCAGGAATCGAGACCACGGGCGCCTCGAGCTCGTTGGCCAACCTGGTGTCAATTGGCAGCAACAGCTCCACGGTTGCCACCAGCGACCAGACCGGACTGGCCGACACCACCTTGGTGAAATATCCGGCTCGGATCGATCCAGGCACCGTGCAGTTTGAGTTTTTCTTGGACGACACCGCCACGGCTTCAAACCAGCTCACGGCGTTACGGACTCGGCTTACTGCCAAAACCAAGAGCGTGGTGACTGTGGACTTTACCGGATCGGCGATTGACACGCTGTTCTCGTTCACCGGGTTTATCACAGATGTGACGACGCCGACCATCGCCGCAGGCGACGACACGCTGAAGTACACCGTGACCCTGACGATATCCAGCGCGGCGCTGTAAGGAGCGATCGATGGGACTGAGCAAGGCGGACATCCTGTCCAAGGCCAAGGTGCGGGTGGAACGCGTCGAGGTTCCCGAGTGGGGAGACGCGGTCCACCTGCGCGAGCTGACAGCTGGCGAGCGCGACCTCTACGAGGGAGCCTCGATTGAAGCCAAGGGAATGGCCAAGTGGCGGGATGTTCGAGCCAAGCTGCTGAGCCTGTCGCTGTGCGATGAGCATGGCGTCAGGTTATTTGGGGATGCAGATATCCAGCAGCTCAGCTCGCTGCCTGCCGGCATCGCCGACCGTCTGTGGGAGAGAGCGCTCAAGCTCAACCGCATGACCAAGGACGATGTGGATGCGCTGGAAAAAAACTCCGCGAGCGACCGACCCGCCGCTTGATGTTTGCCTTGGCCGGACATCTCGGCTGTACGGTCGCCGAGCTAGGTGAGCGGATGAGTGCGAGCGAGCTGGCCGAGTGGATGGCGCTCATGTCGGTTGATCCATGGGGTCAGGTTCGCGGCGACATTCAGGCGGCGACAGCGGCGTGGGCCGCGACGGCACCGTGGGCCAAGGATGTCTCGATGTCGGACTTCCTGCCGCGCTACGGCGAGGAGTCCTCGACGAGGGAGATGAGTCCCGAGCAGGCGCGAGCGATCCTGCTGGCTAGTGGTGCGGAGGTCAGGCGTGGCTAGCATCATCCGCACATCTTTGGCCATGGGATGGGACGGCGACGAGGCAATCTCTGGCCTTGCAAAGCTTGCCGATAATGTCGAGAAAACCGGCCAAGAAATTGATGATCTTGCAATCAAGCAAAGGCGCGCCAACGCCGAGCAGAAAGCGTTTGAGAAGCGCCTGGAGTCGATGAATGCTTTAGAGCGGCAACAGGCTATCCTGGCAAGGGAAACGAAGCAGCGCCGCATGGGGATGAGTGCCGAGGCGATCCAAAAAGAAGACTCCTACAACGCACTGAAAGCCAGACTGGCTGGCATGAACGCGCTGGAGCGCGAGGAATACAAGATCGCTGAGCGCAAGAAGGCTCGGCTCATGGGAATGACTGCTGAGCAGATTAAGGCTGAAGCTGAGGCCGAGAAAAAAGCCAAGGTTGAACAGCAGGCCAGAGACAAGAAGGAGTCGGCGTTTTCTGCGTTCAAGGAAAAGCTGCGCGGAATGAATGCGCTGGAGCGGGAGAATTTCAAGGCAGCCGAGCGCGAAAAGAAGATGCTTGGCGCCATGTCAGCGCCACAGATTCGCGCCTATCAGGAGGCTCAAGCGCAGAAAAAGCAGCAGGCTGCCGCCGACGAGGCGCGCAAAAAGCAGCTTGCCGGCATGAACTCCTTGGAAAGAGACAAGCTGTTTGCCGACGAAAAAACCAAGGCTCGGCGCATGAGCATGACTTCGCGGCAGATCGAGGCCGACATTCGCGCCGAGGAAAAAGCGGCCGAGAAGAAAAAAGCGCTGGACGAATGGCGCAACAAGTCGACCTACCAGAAGTTGGCCAGCATGACCGCCGGTGCTGCCGACATCCGTGCCGCCGGCGGCATGGCATTTGGCGTGGCCGGTGGCATCGCCGGCGGAGCGATGCAGTTCGCGCAGCTCGGCGCCGAGCTGGAGTCGATGCAGATCCGCGCGGCGTACCTCGCCGGCAGTTTTGCGAAAGGCACGAAGGCGATCGAGGACATGCGCCAGGCGTCCATGGCGTCCGGCGTAGCTCTCAAGGAAAACATCGCCGCCATGTCCGGCCTGGCCAATGCCGGCATCTCCATGGAGGCGGCGACCAAGACCGTGATGCAGGTGCAGGGTGCGGCCGAGCTCCTCGGCGAGCAAGGCGCCGCCACGATCACCAGCTCCATCGCCGGCATGTTCAAGGCCGGCATCGCCGGCGCTGGCGAACTGGACGCGCTGCAGTCCCAAGGCATCAGGGTCTACGAGTCGCTGGCCAAGGTGCTGGAGCAGACCACTGGCAAGACGCATTCGCTCGAGGAGGCTATGGCGGCAGTGCGGGAAGGTTCCGTAACCAGCGCCGAGGGAATCCGCGCGGTCATGATTGCGTCCAACGGCAAGGACATGCAGGACGCGGCGGCAAGGTTTGCCGGCTCGTTTGAAGGCCAGGTGCGGCGGCTCAAGACGACCATGGAGGACACCTTCCGCGAAATCTCGAAGATGTTCCTGGACAGCTTCGACATCACCTCGATCGCTGCCGGACTGCGTGGCGCGTTTATGGCGATCAGGGACATTGTTAAGGAGATCTCCGACACATTCATTCCGGTGATTGATCCAAAGGACAAGGCGCAGGGAATACAGAACACATTCAAAAACATACGGGATATCACCTATGACCTGTCCGAGCGTTTTGCCAAACTGGCGCTAGATTTCAAATTTGCGATTGAGGACGCGGTTGCTTCTTTGGAGCTAATGGCCAAGAAATTTGAAATTAGCATGCGCGAGGGGGTTTCCGGACAGGTCACAGGTAAAACCAAAAGGTTGCAACGAGAAGCGGAAATCAACCAAGAGTTGATCCGTGGCAGGCCGGAAGAGATCGCGACTATACGAGCTGGCCAGTCGGCCGCAATCACTGAGTTTTTCAACAACATCAAAGCCAATGCTGCCGCTCGCGATGCCGCCAATGCCGCCAATCCCCAACAGAAGGTTGCCGACGGATTCAACAAACTAAACAACCAAGTGAGCGAGGCGCAACTTGCTCTCGAGGCCATGGCCAAGAGCACCAATAAGTTTGCCACCGACACGCTGACGCAGATGCGCACGCCGTTTGAATCGTTTAACCATGAATTGCAAAACATTTCAAAATCGGCAACGGAAGCCAAAGAAGCCTTGATGGGAAGCGCAATCAATCAAAAAGAAATCAACAGGTTCCGCGAAGCAGCCAACCGCAAGACTGGCAAGCTCCTTCAGGATCTCATTAGTAACAACATCGGCGGCGAGTCGCAGTTCTCGTCTGCATCTGTGCGTGGCAGCGCCGCCGATGTCGAGATTCGTGTGCGCGCGCAGTACGGCGAGGAGACGATGTCGATCCAGGAGAAGATCCGCATCGCCACCGAGCGCGCGGCGTTCAACAGCGACAAGCAGTTGGCATACTCGGATCAACTGGTCAAGGCATTCGAGAAAGTCAAGGGACCGCCGGTGGCGGCAATAGGCAGATAACATGGCCTACAAGCTGTTCAAGGAGCTGGATCAGGGTCGACGCGCTGCGGTCGATCAGCGTTACCAACGAACCTATACTCGCGTTTTTTTAGTACGAACTGACTCAGCGACTTATGGCGCCTATTACGCAGGCTCTCACCCTTCTATACCCTTGATCTGGTCAGCTCATCCCGAGGATGCGTTGGCTCGCTGCACATCACTCGATGTCCAGCAGGACGCTGGCGACCCGCTCCAATGGCGCGTCACGGCGAACTATGCCTACTATGCCGACCAGAGCAGCAATGCCAGCACCGGCGATCCTGCCGTCGATAATCAGCAGAAAGGCCAGGATCCGGCTGACCGCGTGCAATCGCCGTTGAGTCGTCCGCGCGACTATCAGATCTCCACGACCAGCTACAAGATCGCCACGGCAACAGCGTGCAACACGAGCACCAATGCGTACACCGTGCCGATCGTCAATTCGGCAGGTGATCCATTCCTGCCACCATTGGAGACCGAGCGCGGCGCCGCAACGCTCACCGTCGGACTCAACAGCAGCAGCGCACCGTCGAGCGCCTGGATCCAGGCGATCGGGTATGTGAACAGCAGCAGCTACACGATTGGACCATATGTGATCGGCGCCGGCCTGGCCAAGCTCGACAGCGTCTCGGCGCAGCGAGCGTTTGAAAACAATGTCGCGTATTGGCGCTGGAGCCTTGTGTTTTCTTATCGGCCGCTCGGGTGGGCCGTCGTCGTGATGGATGCCGGCAAGCGCGAAAAAAGCGCCATCAGCGGCGAGATGCGCAACATCACCATGAACGGCGTTCCGGTGTCATCGCCTGTTCCGCTCGATGGCAGCGGATACAAGCTAAGCCGCACGCTGATCGAGGCCGACCCGGTCGGCGCCTACACCTACCTGACCTTCCATGTGTATCCTCGCGTGGCATTCCCGAGTCTGTGATGGCTGGATACCTTGTCAGCGACGAAGACCTGAAACGCCTGGCGGCGGTGCTGTCGGACTATGAGCGCGGGTTGCTGAACACCAAGACTCTGCCGCAGGAGTTTGCCGGACAGCTCCCGATCGTGCATGTGGTCAGGGTGTCAGGATCTCCGACTAGCGGCACCTATCCCGGCTACCTGCAGGAGTACAACGAGACCACGGCAACCTGGACAGATCTTGGCAGTATCCTGATCCGGGAGATCAACGGCGCGGCGCTGACAACCAACACGAAGTACATCGGCCGCTACGCCGGCGATGTGGCCACAGGCAGCGTCTATCTAGTCATCGCTGGCGGCAGCTCTTGCGAAACCCTGACGATTGATTTTGTGACCTCGCTGTCCTGCGTTGATGGCGTCATCACGCCTGTCTATTCGACCGTGTGCATACCGTGCGCCTATATCTGCACGACGACCACGACGACAACAACGGCGGCGCCGACAAGCAGCACCACGACAAGCTCTACTTCAAGCACCTCTACAAGCACCACGACCAGTAGCACATCGACCACCAGCTCAACTACATCGACATCCAGCAGCACGACATCAACGACAAGCACATCATGCGATGCCGCACCCTATGGGTATGCGTTCTGGATGTGGATGGGTGATTTCTGGAGTTTGTACGGTAATTTCTGTAACCCTATGGCGATCCCATCATATCCAACTTTTAACGGCACGACGGAAGGGGAAACGACATCAACATGCTGCACGCCGATGTGATCCCGACCACTCAGACTCCCATCGACTGCCAATGGATGTGGGATGGCATGCAGTGGGTTCCCTACGCGCATGAGTCGTGCGATCCGCCGTGCTGGCCGCCGCTACGAGACGGCGTCTATTTTGGAGACATGACAACGACTGGCAGGACAACCACGCCTCCACCGAGGCGCGGAGATGCCTGAATACAACCTGTGCGAAACGACATGCTTTTGGATTTGGGACGGCAGTAGCTGGTCGATCCTGTCCAGCGATTGCACGGCTCCGTGCGAATGCTCGTATGTGCCTCCAACGCCGGGTGAATTTATTGGCGAGGAGGTTGCAACTTGGTGTATTGACTCGACGCCGACTAGCACGACGACAACCGAGGAGCCAGTAAGTAGCACGACCACTACTACCACGACTACCACCACTGCGGCGCCATGCGAGGGGGTTTGTCAGTACCAGTGGTTAGACGCGCTTAATCAATGGGTTCTTGAATTTTCAGGATGTGTTGGCGAGGGCTGTGGATGTCCTCCACCTCCTGAGACACCGGGGACAGTCAACGGCGAGACAGCAGGTGGCTACTGCATACCTGGTGGCACAACGACGACGACCACAACCACGACGACATCAACATCCAGCAGCACGACCTCGACAAGCTCCAGCTCGACTAGCACGACATCCACATCGACCAGCACTACCTCGACAAGCACAAGCACGACATCATCGACCACTACGACCACGACGACAACCGCCGCGCCATGCACTGGCGGATGCACTTGGCGTTGGTCGGCCGCAGGAGCCACATGGCTCAAGTACGGTCCCGGCAATTGCTCGAATGGTTGCTCATGCCAAGCGCCGACAACACCGGGGACAGTGGATGGCGAATACCAGACGGCGAACTGCGGACGGCTAACATGTCAGGCGTGCTGCGGAAATAATGATTGCTGTCCAGTTACTTGCTGCGGCGAAACAATTCCTGCAGTTCTTTATGTAACATTTAACATGGCTGGTTTATTTGATTGCATGGACGGGGTGTCCGTGCAAATCAATTTTGTTTCTAGGACCAACGGAGTTCCAACTCTCTACAGTTACGCCAGCACTGGTTCTGTAAATTTTAACGGACTAAAATATCAGAAAGTCACCCCGTGCAACGGCCTGACATATTATCGGCTCGGTAACTGTTTTGGCGCCGCACAATACGATTGCGACAACGATCTGTATGTCCATGTCGGATTAAACATTGAATGCGGAGAAGGCGGCGGAAGAATTTTAGGCGCGTTTATTTCGTGGATAGTTGAAGGCAAAGACAACTTTACACCATGCACATTTGTCGGGCGGCAGGCAAACGGTGATCAAATAAATTTTTCATGTCCTGTTTTGCCAATCAATTACACCATTGATTTTCCTAGTTATTTTGACACCTGCGAGTTGAGTGGATCAAATCCTAATGCAGGTATTGTTTATGGAAATCAAGCCGATGGCGCATTCACACTGAGCCTCACCGAATGAAACCCTGTCGCCACGACCCACCGCATCCGACCTGCCGGCTGTGCTGGCTGTACGAACACGACGAGCGCTACCGATCCATGTGGGGTGGTGATCCTGCAACCGTTACGCCAGCGACTGCTCCGGCGCCAGCTCCGCCTCAAATTACCGAGCAGCAAAAAGCGCAATTAGAACGAATCAAAACCGTCATCAGAAACCCATGCTTCCACCTTGGCGTGGCGCTTGAAGACAAACCTTCCTGCGGTTGCGGCGGCGGCGCGGCGCTGCTGCGGCAGTGCAGCGTCTACGGGCAGTGCCGGCCGTATGCTCCACGGCAGACTGAGATTCGCCAGTGCGTGGGATGTGACAGGTACGAGTCTAAATGAAGCTTACCATCGGCATGGCCAACTACGGCGACGCTCAGGGTGCATGGTGGACCCTGTCGTCGTTGCGACTGCATCATGTCCCGTTGTCAGACACCGAGGTCGAGCTGCTGGTCATCGACGACATGCCGACGGCCAACCAAGATCTGGCTATTGCCTGCGGCCACGCCAAGGCTCGCTACATCCACGCATCAAAGAACCGAGGTCCGGCGCACGCCAAGAACAGCGTGTTTGAGCATGCCAAGGGCGAGCATGTCCTCCTGCTCGATTCTCATGTCCTGCTGTCTCCTGGCCATGTCGACACGATCAAGCGATTTATCAACTCGGTCTGCATCAGCAATGACATGTGGGTTGGTCCGCTGGTTAACGAGTCCGGCGTCACCATCGCCACCGAGCTGCTTGCGGAACTGCGCGGCGGCATGCTTGGGGTCTGGCACACACGCCAGCAGGCGCCGTTGTGCTTTGAGGTAGAAGCGCACGGCACGGCATACATGCTCATGCGACGGGATGCGTGGCCTGAGTTTTCGCAAGACTTTGTGGGGTTTTCCGGCGAGGAGGTTTACATCCACGAAAAAGTACGCCGCGCCGGCGGCAAGGTGCTGTGCCACTCGGACCTGCAATGGTGCCATAGGTTTATGCGGTTTGGCGTGCCGGTCCAATACTGCCTGACACTGAACGACAAATACCGAAACCATCTGGTCGCCGCCTACGAGATGGGGTGGAGCGTCAAGCAGATGCGCGACTACTTTCGGCGCCGCTTGCCGCTTGACCAGTGCATCGTCGTAGAGGTTGATGTCGAGATGATGCACCCCGATCTATGGCACCGTGACGACACGCAGGCTAGGCAGTTTCGGACTCACGACTAGGTAGTCTGTCCGTAGAGGAGGACTATGCCGATGGATCCGATCCAGTTCATCCGAGACCTTGGATTGCCAACAGCCATCTGCTGCGCCATCGCCTACGGCAGCTATCACCTGGCGGCCTGGATCGGCACACAGGTCGTGATCCCGCTGCGGGATAGGCACTTTGCCTTCCTTGCGTCTCTAGAGTCGACCCTTGACGCCATCGCTCAGACGCAGGCGCAACTGGCCAAGGAAATTGAGCGGGTGAGCACAGTCTGTCGAGGGAAGGAGCACACATGATCGTCGCGGCGCTGCTGCTACTGGTCGGCCAAAAGATCGAGGTGCCTGCCGAGGTGCGAGGCGAACCGGGTGCGTTTATCGCCATCACGCCAAAGACCGACGGAAAGCGCGTCAAATACTATTCGCTGGACAACGGCCTCAATTCATTCCCGGCCGGACTCTTGTCCGATCCGACAGCCACGGTCGTCACGGCTCCATTGCCAGGACGGTACCGCCTGCTGGCATACACCGCACTCGGTGACATGCCATCCGACCCGGTGATCATCACGGTTGTCGTTGGCGAAACGCAGCCGCCAAGGCCAAAAGAGCCGACTGCCTACGAGCGTTCGCTGCTGGCTATCTGGGGTGCGATTCAAGAGCCTGACAGGGACTCATCCCGCGTCGCCGTGGCGCAGCTCTACCGCCAGTGCGCCGTCGAGGCACGCAAGCAATACGACACGGCAGGCGCGCTTTACGAGGCGCTGCTCAAGCTCTCGGCCGGCGTGCCTCGCACCAAGCTGGCAACGCTGCGTGAGCGTGTGGGCGCCGAGATTGCCACGGTGGTGCCTGATGATCCAGCCGCTAGCATCACGCCGGCTCAGCGCCAGCAGGTCGCCGACATCTACGCCACGACGGCGGCTCTCTTGGAGTCGGTGAAGTGAGCGAAATCTACACCGGATGGGTCAGGGACGACGAGGCGGTTGACCAGCTCCTCCAAGAGCTGCCGTATCCTGTCGCCGGCGACACTCCGGCCGGACAGCATGATCATCCGCTGCCGGATCATGTACACCTTTGGCAGTTTGCGCGACATGTCACAGGCGACTTGTTGCCGCCGGCGACACAAGGCGAGGTCGGATCGTGCGTCGCATTTGGCACGGCTCGTGCTATTGAGTACAGCATGTGTGCCGAGATCGCCAACGGTGAGAAGGAAGAGTTCCGCAAGTTGGCCGAGGAGTGCATCTACGGCGGCGCTCGCGTCGAGGTGGCCGGCGGTCGCCTCCGTGGAGACGGTGCGGTCGGTGCGTGGGCGGCCAAATGGGTCAGCGTCACCGGCGGCCTTATCCCGCGAGGCAAGTATGGCTCAATCGATTTGACCGCCTACAGCGTTGCCAGGTGCCAGAGATACGGCGCGTCAGGTGTGCCTGACGAGCTCGAACCGGAAAGCCGCAAGCATCAGGTCATGTCCACACAGGTGCGGAGCTGGACCGAGGCCAAGCGCATGATGGCCAGCGGATACGGCATCAGTGTCTGCAGTAGCCAAGGGTTCAAAATGACGCGCGACAAAAACGGCATGAGCCAGCCATCCGGCTCATGGGCTCACTGCATGTGCCTGTGCGGGTACAGCACGATCGATGGCGCGGAATACGGCCGCATTGACAACTCATGGGGAGCGTCGACGCACACAGGTCCGACAGGTCCGGGTGATCCCGGTCCCGAGGGGTTTTACGCATCGAGCAGTGTCATCGACAAGATGCTGCGACAGAACGATAGCTGGGCGTTTTCAGCGATTGCCGGATTCCCGGTTCGCCGCCTGAGCTGGACGATATGAGGTGGTTATGCCGCACTCTCACGAGCTGCCTGCCGAGATCGATCTGGATGCCGTTCGCACGATCATCGACTATGTGCGCGGCAAGATTGCGTTCAGCCGCGATGTTGTTGCGGCAGGTTACTGCCTCCTCGGCTACGCCCTTAGCCAGGTCGCAGCGGCGCCAAGACTTGTTGGCTCGCCTGCGGATCCGAGGGAGGTCGACGCCGTCGCGCTCGATACCCTGGACCAGCTTGTTGCCGAACAACAAATTAGCCAGGGAATCATTCCGTGGGCGCTGCTCGTCGAGTGGCTGGTGAGTAGATTGCTTGCCGAGCTGTTGAAGAGCTCTTCCTAGGATGTGGCGCTGGTCGATGATCTGGGGCGGCACGCCGCGCTCGCCAAAATGGCCGGCGCTGCGCAGCCGCTTCATCAAGGGTCGCTGCTGCTCAGGCTGCGAGGCGACCCGCGACCTGGAGGCGCATCACATCGTGCCATATCACATCGACCCGTCGCGGGAGCTCGACGAGTCGAACCTGATCTGTCTGTGCCGTGAGTGCCACTTCCAGCTCGGCCACCTGCGGGACTGGAGCGCAAGCAACCCGCATGTGCGGGACGACGCGGCGGTCTACTTGCAGCGATTGCTGGAGTTTGCACGCCGACCACGCTCGTGAGTACGAGCACTCCCCGCCGCCGGGGCGCATGGATGCGCAAGGCGGCTTATCCCCATTTTTCGACCACAGCCTCGACCCGCCTCCTTGGCACGGCGGCATATCGGCCTGTGATGGAGGTGGAGCCGGTTGAAATCGAGTCATCGTCGCCACGGCCGTGATGGCCAAGAATGGCACCGATGATCGACTCAGGAACCATGCGGCCAACCAAAAAAGTGGCAGCAGTGTGCCGAACCTGTTGAGGGTTGTACGGCGGCAGACCAAGCCGCTTGGTCGCTCGCGTGAATGCCAGCCGGTAGGCGTCACTATCCCGAGGCTTGCTCATCGCCTGGCAATTTACTCGCACATTCATTTTTCTGGCGGGGAAAAGGTACCCACTTTTTAAAAGAAACGGCGCTAGCAGTTTGCGCGCGCGAGGACCGACAAGGATGGTCAGCGCATGACCTCGCCAGGTGTTTTTGTGTACCCGAGGTGTGTACCGCCACGGCCTAATAGATTGATCGATTTCGTCTGATTGGACACGGAGCGCCGTTTCCGTGCGTTGACCAGTCAAAAGTTGCCAAGCCAGTACGGTTTTCCAAGGCTCCTTAAGCTGGCGAAGGATCATAAACAGATGTTTTCTTGGTATTGGCTGCACTTTCTTTGATGGCCGAGTCTCCCCTTGGCGAAGCGCTGGCAGGGTGCGCATGCGCAAATACTGCGCTTCATCCATGAGGTCTAAGCCAGCGCCCCACTTGAACATCTGCAACACAATCCGCATGTATTCGCGGATCGTTTTGCGCGCAAGATTTCGCAGGATCAAGGTTTGCCGTATGGCAATTAGGTCCGCTTTGCCTACCTCATGCAGCGGACGGACGGCCAGCTCGGCCATGTGCTCTCGCATGACCGACCTAACTACCCCTAGCGTCTCGGTTTCGACACCATCGGCGGTTCTGTAAACCCTTTGGCAGTCGGCATAAAAAAGAGCCATGAGTCCAGCCACCTGAGCCGGCCTCGCCACTGGCGCAGCGGTGACGCTGACTTCCTGCGCATACCTGCGCACCCAAGCGTTGTACCGCTCGACGCTTTGAATTGTGTTGGCGCGTCCAAAGTAATGCCGGGTTCCGGTTCTCGGGTCTCGCACATACGCCAGACCCTTAGCCTTGTGATGGCACAGCTTTGGTACTTTTTTGTGTACCATTTGCTTTTTTTGTGTACCGGCTTTTTGTCGTAAGTCGAGTCGGGGCGACAGGATTCGAACCTGCGACCTCTTGGTCCCGAACCAATCTAAAATGAATAGATAAGTCGTTCTCTTACAAGACTTTGCGTAAAAAAGCCTAGAAAAGTTTGTGTACGCAAAACCCGCAAAAACCCCGCGTTTTTGTGTGCTGCGTTTTGGAATTGTGTACCGTGTGTACTTGCCGGACAAGTCCTGTGGCTGTAATTTTTTCAATACTGCGACTTGTCCGATTTTAGTGGACAGTCGTACAGTAACAGAAGTAAGGACATCCCTTACTCCGGCGCCTGGACGCGCGCCGCAATGAGCGCAGAGGTGCGCACCCCATTGATGGGGAGTTTGTCCGTGGGTTACTTAAAGATCTCGGAAGTGTGTATCAAATACCGCGTATCCGATGACACTGTCCGTCGCTGGTTTTCATCAGGCGTCAAAAGGTTTGGCCAGCAACACACGCTCGCCGCATTCAAGGTTGGTGGCACCTGGCGAATTGACGAGCAGGATTTGACGCAATTCCTTGACAATCTGCAAGTCACGAAGCCTCGCCAGCGGGCGGAGAGTCGTGCTTTGACTGCGGCGCGCGAGCTGTCGGCGTTAACAAATCTGCTGCGGCCAACAGGTCGGTCCAGCCGCGCTCCTCGGCGTAGCGGCGCAGCAAGAACTCAATCAACAACCCAATAGTACGGCAATCCCTTGATGCAAGGTTTTTAGCGAGAGCGTGAGCCTCTTCGCTTAACGCAACATTGGTTCGTTTCTTGTCGGTTGGCATTTTCTGACCCTAGCAGAAATTCGCCAAACCAACAAAATCTTTCAAAGTTTGTGTTGACTTGCGTCGAAGGTGTGTACACCATCACACACCGGAGACGGACATGAGGATCATCGTGATCGTTTTCGCAGCCTGCTGCGTGGGGTGCGCGGCAGTTCAGACCGAGGTCTCCGTGACCTATCAGCACGGCGGCACGACAGTGACGACTAGTTTTAGGAGGTGAATGGTGGCAGATGACGATCAATACGACCGTTTGCTCAATGAGCAAGAGTTGCTGGTGCTGCATCGCCGGCACATGCTGGCGGCCAAGACGGCCGCATGGGTCGAGGAGCGGTGGCAGGACTGCGTCCGCTACAAGCAGGAAGTAGACAAGATCGATCGCAGCATGCACGACCTGTTTATTCGGATGACTCGGCTTCGGATCATGAAAGGAGTCGCGTGATGCTAGTGCTAACGCTGCGCCACGGCGGTGATAGCAACGACCATCTGGTCGTCGACACGCAAGCCGAGCAGATCAAGATCGAGATTTTAGATGTCCGCAATGGCAAGGTGCGCGTGGGAATCCACGCCGGCAACGAGGTCACTGTAATGCGCAAGAAAGTCCTGGAGACCAACACGGTCTCGGGATGGGAGACCGTCAAGCCGCCGATGTCCTCCTCGTGGACGCGGCATGAGAGCGTCGATGGGTGGTTGGTTTACGAGGACGCGATTGGTCGCGTCTATCGAAACAAGGGAAGGATTTGGCAGATGAAAGTTGAAGTCGAACAGGAGGTTGAGCGATGAGTCTGGTTCCAGCCAATGAGGTGCAGACCACGGCGGTGATGCCGCGCGAGGTCGTGCGAAAAGGCGAGCAGGTGGCCGAGGCCTGCCGAGCCATTGTGCTGCAGTGCTCGATGCAGCTCCAAGGAAAGAGCTACATCAAGGCCGAGGGGTGGCAGGCGCTTGCTGCGGCCAACGGGTTGTCCCCTCGCATCAGCGTCGTGGAGGAGCTCGACGGCGGCGACATCCGCGCCGTGTGCGATCTGGTGCGCCTGTCCGATGGCGAGGTGGTCGCATCGAGTGAGGGTTATGTCGGCGTCGATGAGCCGATGTGGACGAGGCGTCCAAAGTACGCCAGGCGTGCCATGGCTCAGACGCGCGCCACCAGTCGCGCCTGTCGGAGCGCCCTGGCGTGGGTAGTGCCGCTGCTCAACGCCGGACTGGAGACGACCCCGGCCGAGGAGATCCCACACGACGCCGAGGTCATTGTCGCCAATGTCGTGCCGGTCGTGACAACGACAACTGCGCCTGTTGAAAAGCCTGCAAAGACTCTGAGGGCTAGCCGCAAGCAGCTTGACGAGATCCTGGTGCTTTACGCCAAGGCGCAGGAGACAGGACGGCTGGACGGCGACTATTGGGAAAAGGTTAGGCAGGATTACAAGATCCGCAGCAGCAAGGTGTCTGACAGCCTGCTGGCCGATCAGGCCGACGAGATCATCTCTCACCTTGGCGGCATCATCAAAATGGGAGCCGCCTAATGAGCGAGGAAAACGCCAAGTTCCGGCCATGCCTGCGCGGCCAGCTTAGGCGCATGTCAGAGCTCTCGGGGTTCTTGCGTCTGTCGATGGAGGATTGGACCAAGATTCTAGAGCCTTATGGCTTGCGCAAAAGGGAAGGCCTGTCGGTCGATCAGGCCGACGAGGTGCTTGGCCGGCTGCAGGCTCGAGCTGATTACAAAGGTCGCAAGGCCAACCAATGAAGCTGCATCGACCCTGCGTCTGGACCACCGACGGACTTGGCCGGCACATCTCAGTGCCGCCAACAGTGCAGTGCGTCGATTGCTCGAAGTGCCGCCGGCTGTGCGTGCGACAGTCGGTGGTCGAGGAGGACAGCCAGGTGTCCATGCTGGTGGCGCACGGTTACGCGGTTGTTTTTGGCCGGCACGAGGAAGGTCGGCCAGTGTGTGAAAACTGCATCAAGGAGGCTACGCATGGAGATTGATTGGGATTCACAGGATCAGGCGTCGGCGCCGGTCAACAAGTTTGTGCGCGCCGGAACGCATGAGTTCAAGATTGTCAGCGCTGAAGAGACCAACAGTCGCAACGGCCATCCGATGCTGAAGCTGCGATTGCGAGCTGTCAGTGGACCTGATGCCGGTCTGCATGTCATGGAGTATTTGAATGTCGGCCACCCAAATCCGAGCGTTCAAAACATGGCCAAACAAAAGCTGCGGCAGCTTGCATCCGCAGTCGGCATTGAGCGCAAGTTCGACACGGCCGAGCTGGTCGGCAAGCAGGCCAGGGCCACGGTCTATTTGGACGACAGCGGCGAGTACATCAACACGCGCGTGAGGTCGTTTTCCAAATCCGAGATTTCCACGGACCTCGGGGATGCTGCGGCTCCCGACTGTCCATTCTGACCACTGGTGCGGGCAGGCGGCCTGACACCATGTGTTGGCGCGCGATCGTAGGCGGTCCTTGTCCGGGTTCGACTCCCGGAGCGCGTCATGGGCACAAGTTTAGGATCCGGCTTGTGTCCTTTTTTGATTGGATCCGTTGGGTAGCCAAGACAATCCATTTCGGATGAAGTCTAACGGCATGCCATAAAGTGAGGTGTTTCGTGAAAATTAGAATTGTTGTCAAGGGTACAAGTCCGCTGCTGATGCACAATCCGCAGATGGTTGACCCCAACTGCGAATGGAATCGCAAGATCAAGGAGTTGACAAGTAAAAAGAAAAAGACAGAAGCCGATTTCAAGATGATTGAAATGCTTGAGTGGTACGGCGGGCTGTATTCGGATGGCGGGGTTGTTGTGCAACCCACATCCAAGCTGCGCAAGTGCCTGATTAACACGGCTCGCATTAACAAGCAGGGCAAGACTGTTGAGCGTGCTTTGAACTTTTCCGAACTAAATGTGCCGCTGGCTCATGACGGACCAAGTTCAATTGACGAAATTTACAATGATCAAAAATTTACTTCTCGCTTGTCTGTTGGCGTTCAAGGCAAGCGCGTCATGAGGGTGCGTCCTAAATTCCCCGCGTGGGCGATGCAGGTGACAGGCCTGTTCATCGAGGACGCTGGAATGAACTTCGACGAGTTGCAGCGCTTAGTTGAACTTGCAGGCCAGGTCGAAGGCATCGGTGACAATCGCGTCAATGGTTATGGTCGATTCATTGGGGAGGTGGTTAATTGTGACTAAGTTTAAAACTACAAGGGAGAGCGGCAGGTCTGACTCTGAAGTGGTATTAGACCTTGTTGCGGCAAGTGCTCCTGGAACACTGATTACTTATCAGGCATTTCAAGACGCCTTGAACGCTGGATCTAATCGCCATTTTGACCGCAATGATGTTTGCAGTGCCGTCAATCGATCTCTTGGTGTTTTGGCCAAAAGACTCAAGCGCGTTGTGCGTTGTGTTCGTGGCCTTGGGTATCGAGTCGCCGAGGCCAAGGAGCATCAGGTCGTTGCGCAATGGCGCAAGGATCGCGCTGATGTTCAGATGCGTCGTGGCCTTCAGGCTCTTGAGCATGTCGACTGGTCTGCCATGGACGAAAACTCTAGGCGGGCGCATGAAGGCACGCTGCTTCTGTTGTCTGCAATGGTTAACGCTCAGCGAGCTCTGGAACGACGACAAGGGTCTATCGAGTCTCTGGTCAGCAGCTTAATGCGTCAAGAAAAGGCTGGCTGAGTTGAAACAGCAGGGCAAGGCAGGCGAGGCACGGCGAGGCCAGGCGAGGCGTGGTGCGGCTTGGCACGGCGAGGCGGGGCTTGGCTTGGCATCGCAGGCTTGGCTGGGCAAGGCATGGCGGGGCGAGGCGGGGCTTGGCTTGGCATCGCAGGCTTGGCTGGGCACGGCATGGCGGGGCGCGGCGAGGCAAGGTAAGGCAGGGCTTGGCAGGCTTGGCCTGAATTTTAAAGTCGCGTGCTGACGCGCAACCCGACCGGGCGGAGGCATGGATGCCAATCCCGGCCACACACGATGGGTGCGGAGAGACACGATGTCTCAGGTGGTGGTTTCGCTGTCGTGGCACGAGGCCGCGATGGCATCGGAGATCGGGCGGCTGCGGCAACTGGCGGCGGTGAAGAACGGCCTGCCTGATCGCCATGGCTACGACGGCGATGGCTGGAGCGAGCACATTGAGGGAGCTCTCGGTGAGCTCGCGGTGGCCAAGGCGCTGAACATCTATTGGGATGGCAGCGTCAACACTTTTGCCAATCACGACCTTCCTGGCATTCAAGTCAGGACTCGATCCAAACACGACTACGACCTAATCGTTCGTGATGGCGACGATCCAGACGCCTGCTGGGTGTTGGTCACAGGAAAGTGCCCCAACTACTGCGTGCGCGGATGGATCCTTGGCCGAGACGCCAAGCAGTCACAGTGGCGCCAGGCGCACGGTGGTAGGCCTGCTGCTTACTTCGTGCCGCAATCCCATCTTCAACCGATCACCACGCTGCCAAGGAGCTGACTCTATGTCCTGGATCAAGTTACGCACCAACCTTGCCGACGACCCATCCGTGTGGCTGATTGCCGACACGCTGGAGCTCGACCACTACGCAGTAATCGGTCGACTCTGCGCCATGTGGGCGTGGTTCGACGGCCAGGCAACCGCTGAGAACCCTTGGGTCGCCGTCACGACCGCAGCGCTGGACAAGCGCCTCGGATGTCCCGGCTGGTGCGACGCATGCTGTGCGGCCGGCTGGCTCATCATCGAGGAAGGCCGGGTCGGTATCCCCAATTTCGAGAGGCATAACGGCCAGTCTGCCAAGGATCGCGTCCTGATGCAGTCTCGCCAGTTTAGGCACCGGGACCGTACCGGACGGTTTGAGCCGGCGTCACCGTGTGGTCACGGTGGCGTCACGGTGGCGTCACGCTCGCGTCACGCTCATGTCACGGTGGCGTCACGCTCATGTCACGGTGACACCGTGACGCCACTGGCACCTAGTGCCACAGTGGCAAATGATGAAAATCGTAAACCCTTACAGGATAAAGAACTCTGTGGTCACGGTGGGAGCGTGACGCCACGGCGCACTGGCGTCACGGTCGACCGTGACAAAAGCGTGACATCACCGTCCCAAGATAGAGGAGAGAGAGGAGAAAGAGAGAGGAGAGGAGAGGAGCCAGACGCCTCACCCATTAACAATCTTTCATCAATTCCAAACCAAGACGCAAAGGCGGCGCTGCATGCCGCGTGGATGGCGAAGCTGGCCGAGGTGCAGGCGAAGTCGGCCAAGCCTCCGGCCACGGAGGTGGTGCCATGAACAAGGACCGGATCATCAGCGAGATCGAGACGAGGTACGAGGACACGCAGGCCGGCATCGATGTGTCGTGGATGGCCAACGAGCTGGCATGGATGCGCATGCTGCTGCGCCAGCACTTTGGCGACGACCCGCCGGAGTGGGTGCGGCTGGTGCTGGACGACCAGGAGGCGAGCGCATGACTGACCAGATCCCATGGTGGGAGCTGTATCAATCGCTCGGGTTCATGACTCAACCCAAGCAGTCCGTCACGCTTCAGGCGTGGGCGACCTTGTTTGACCAGGAAGGCCGGACCAACGACGAGATGGTGCAGGTGGTCCACGCCATCGCCAGGCGCACCAAGATGCCGTCGTTTGCCGAGGAGCACTTGCAGGCGATCCGCGAGGAGCTGCGGCGCATGGACTACGAGAGCTCGATGGTGGCTCCCGTCGTGACCAACCGCGCGCCTTGTCCGCTGTGCTTCGATTGCGGCATCGTCTGCGGCCTACCTCACTCGCGGCAGATCACCAACGACGGCGTGTGGACGGGGACGATTGGGGGACCGGCCAGCACGCAGTGCGCCAAGTGCGACAGGTGCAATGTCGGACGGTCGATTGGTGGCGGCATGATCACGCTGACGCAGTACGAGAGCGCCAACCCGCACTGGCCGCTGCAGCTTGAGTTTTACCGACAGTACAAGTCGCTTGAGAACGAGAAGGACCGCGTCGCGCGGAAAGATCCATCGGCTCAATATCCTGAGTCGTCTGCCGAGGTCGAGTCGAGCAGGAAGCTCAGCGAGACCATCGAAAAGATCCTGGCCAAGGTGCGCGCATGAAGGTCTCCATCACCGTCGAGGAGGGACTGGTCGACATCGAGATCGGCCTGACTCCGGACAAGTCGATGCTCTACCTGCACACGGTGCGGGATGGTCGGGTCAACAGCGTGACGGCGTTGACCAGCAACCAGACACGGATGGTCATGATGGCGCTGGATGCGGTGTCGGACGAAATCACCGAGCTAGATGAGGATGGCGATGTCGAGGAGTAGGAACAGGGTTCTGACGCGTGAGCAGCAGGAGCTGGTTGAGCAGAACATTTCGCTGGCGTATTGGTTCTCTAGGCGCATGCGAAAGCCGTTCGACATGACTCACGAGGAGTGGGAGTCGGAGTGCCTGCTGGCGCTGGTAATCGCTGCGGAGTCTTACGATCCGGAGCTTGGCAGCTTTTCATGTTATGTCGGCGTCTGCGTGCGCAGCAGAAGATCGCACTGCGTAAACTATTACACGCGAAGCAAACGGACAGGCAAGACCATAGCTCTAGGAAAGCTCGAGCCACTGGTCGCCAGCTCCGAGTGCGTGGACGCCAAGGCGATCTCCAGGGATGAGCAGCGCTGGTGCCGCGAGCTGGTGGCGAGGCTGCCGCAGCCGCATCGGTGCATCATGTTGCGCCGCCTAGCCAACGAGACCTTGAAGGAGATCGGCAACAGCCTCGGTTTGACTCGGGAAAGGATCAGGCAACTCGAGCACGAGTCGATGCGCCGAATTCTGCGATTCATTCGATGTGACGAGGAGAGACCAGCATGAGCGATCCCGTCAATCCGTCATACTACGACAGCCACGATGGCAGCGAGGTCGATTGCCTGCGCGCGCAGATGGCCATGCTTGGAGCCGAGCGGATGAAAGGCTACCACGCTGGCAATGTGCTCAAGTACCTATGGAGGTGGGAGCAAAAGAACGGCACCGAGGATCTGAGGAAAGCGATCAGGCACATCGAGTTCCTCGCAGCGCTGGAGGCGACGAATGAAAGAGTTTCCGGCGTGGTACGAGGAGCTGGCGACGCGGCTGTGCGAGGCGGTGACGCTCGTCAGGGAAGCGGGATCTGCTCTATCCGAATCGCCGCAGCACCCGAGGACGGCGTCGAGATATCTCCTGTCGGCGGCGCAGATCATCACGGATGCGGCGAGGTCAGTTGATGAGCGGTTCCCGCCGATCCCACGACAAAAGCCATAGCGCCTTGTCGCTCCGCGCGATCACGGAAATAGAGCGCCGGTGGTGCGACACCACGGCGCAGACGACGCACTGGCATGGATGCCATGCGGACCACGCGGGGTGCGCGGTCCGGCTCCTTGTGGCAGAGATTGACCGGCTACGGGATGTGGTCCAGTCTCTGCTGGGGTTACAACAGCATGAAGCTGACAATATCGATGAAGTCTCTAGCGTCCGCGCTCCGGCAGCTCGGCCGCGTCGTAAGAAAAACTGAGTCGAAAACCACCAAGCTGAGCATCGTTGCGCATCGTCCTGGCGAGGCGATGCTGTCGGCTGCCGACGCCAAGTCTGGTGTCTGGATGTCGGTGTGGATACCTGTCAACCAGCACGATGCACAGGTTGGCGAAATTGCTTTGCCATCCGAGCAGTTGGCTGCCATCCTTGCCACGGCGCAAACACCGGAGCTAGACCTAGTCCACGACGACAGCGGCACCACCATCACATCTGCCTTGGCCGAGTGGAAGTTGGCGCCGATCGATTTGTTATCGGTCCATGGACTGCCTGACACCGGCGGCAAAAAAACGCTGTTCAGTTGCGAGCCGGCTGTATTGAGTGCCGGCATCGCCAGCGTCGAACATGCGGTGGCATCCGAGACGGCCAGGTTTACGATGACCGGCCTCCTGATCGAGTCGAGCAAGACAGGGGTGCGACTTGTCTGCACCGATGGCCGACGCCTGGCCATCCGCGAGATTGACTGCGTGCAAGGTTCTGTTGGCGACATCCTGCTGCCTCGCGCGGCTATGCAGGTGATGGGTTTTGAAGGCGCCAGCGAAACCAGAGTCGAGGCCAGCCGCAACCATGTCACGGTAAATTGGTTTAAGGACGGCCTGCCAGTGGCCGTGCTGACCGCCGCGTTGCTCGAGGGAAAGTTCCCGGCATACAGGGAGGTGCTGCCAAAGGAGCCTGCCTACGGTTGCGTGCATCACACCGAGGGTCTGGTCAGTGCCATCAAGCAGGTAGCTTGTGTCTCGGAGCTCAACAGGGTGGATGTCGAATATCTGCCTGGCAAAGTCGTGCTGAGCTCCAGCAGCACTCACGGCAAGGCTCAAGTCGAGGTGGCATGCGAGCACGAAATATCGGCAAAGTTCGCCGCCAACTCTCAGTACCTCCTCGATGCACTCGCGGCAATCGACCAACCGACGGCGACGATAAGCTTGTCAAAGCAGCCGAGCATCATCATCCAGTCGCAGGATCTGTACCAGCTTGTGATGCCATTGAGCTGATCCTGCCGATCCCACCGAGCGTCAACAAGATTTGGCGCGCCAATCGTGGACGGGTTCACAGGTCGAAGAACTATGACCTGTGGGTCGCTCAGGCCGATGTGGCCGCGTTTGCCGCCGGCCTGTTGCGAGGCGATGTGCTGTTCGACCGCGTCAAGGTGACGATCACCATTCACACCGGCAAAGGGTGGCGACGCGGCAGAGATCTGGACAACCTGATCAAGCCGATCCTCGACTGGTCGGTGCGTTACGGGTTGCTGGTGGATGACGATTGGGAGCATGTGCCGAGCGTCGGCATATCGGTGGGACCGCAGGAGCCGCAGGCCTACGCCTCGGTGCATTATGAGCGACTGGAATAACGATCAGACCGGCAAACTTAATGAGCGCGTCATCGAGGATCGCGTCCTTGGACTTGGCCAGGTGTGCGGGTTCCCTGATAAGGCGGTCGAAGACCTCAGCAACGATTGGTCAGGCGGACACGACTACACGCTCGGAGTCATTGAGCGCTGGCTGGAGCTGCTACCCGACAGGCTGATCGGACTCAGTGCCAGGCAGTGGGCCTCGGCTTGCCTGCATGTGTGTCCCGAGCTATACGCCGAACCTCCTCGTCCGCTCAAAAGCTCGGATGCGACGCCACGGAGTAAGGCAAAAATGGCGGCATTGCAGCGCCGAGCCGAGGCCGGATGCAGTCTGTGGCACCCGCTCGACACCAACGGGGTGCATGGTCCAACGCTGTTCGGGAACCGTCGAGGCTAGTCTGTTGGCATGGCCAATCGTTTGCCTCAGCATCGACCGCATCGGCCGAACCTGCCACAGGCGCAGGCCAGGCCGACTACCGCTCAGCGCGGATATGACTCCGTCTGGCGAGCGCTGCGACTGATGGTGCTGCGCCGTGAGCCACTGTGCCGGCGTTGCGGACACGAGGCAAGCCAGGTCGACCACATCAGGCCGATCAGGCAGGGTGGAGCCAGGCTGGATCCCGAGAACCTTCAGGCGCTGTGTCATAGCTGCCACAGTAGGAAAACCCGCACGGAGGATATGTGATGGCGACATTCAATAAGTTTAATTCGTTCGTCGAGGATGTTGCGGAGAAGGTTCACAACCTTGGCAGCGACCAGCTCACGGTCGCTTTGACCAATACCGCTCCTGTCGCGACCAACAGCGTCCTGGCTGATCTCACGCAGATCAGCTACACAAACCTGTCCAGCCGCAACATCACCACCTCCTCCAGCGCGCAGACAAGCGGCACCTACAAATTGACCTGTGCCGACCTGACCCTTACTGCCAGCGGTGCCGTTGCGGCGTTCCGATATGTGGTGCTGTACAACTCCACAGCCGCCAGCGGCAATTTGATTGGCTGGTACGACTACGGCAGCAGCATCACACTTGCCAGTGGTGACACATTCACCGTGGACTTCGATCAAGTTAATGGCGTTTTGACGATTGCCTGAGGTGACAGATGCCTGACATCGACATGGGCGGCGGCCGCCAGTTCGACGCACCGAATGGCGGCATCACGCAGGAAGATCACGACAAGAACCTCGCGCAATCCATCGAGATGCGTGAGAATGAGGTCTATCAATACCAAATCAACATAAACAATTTTGAGTCAATGATCGCCGCTCTAGGCAATCTGCCAACGCAATGGCCGGCGCACTTGGTCCAGTATCGAGGACTAACTAGGGATCAAATGGCATCAGCCATCGAGGATGATGATGAGCTTGAGATCGCCTCGGGATTGGCGTTTCGCGATGAACTGAAAGCAAGGGTCAGGTCTGAACGCATGGAGCAGCGAAAGTCCAAGATGGTCCTGGATACGCTGGTGGCCGGGTGCAGCGATTTGCCAAGGATCAGGAGTCTAATCGTTGAATTGAAAGCCAGTCGCGCCACGGCATAGGAGGTGACCTATGCCTCGATATGTTGCATTTGGCAGCAATACATCTCCTTTTCTTGATGTCTATCCTTGGTCATCTGGTTTTGGCTCAAGGTTTTCAAATCCTTCAACCCTTCCCGCAGCAGCAAATGCGGGAGTCAAATTTTTTGGAGGGAATTATCTTTCGCTTTTGTCGGGAATAACGCTAGGAAGTCCGTGGCTGGACATTTACAATTTTTCATCTAGCGGTATTGGTTCAAGGCTTTCAAATCCATCATCAGCATGGCCTGCTGCCGGATTTGATGTTATTTGGCATCCGAGCGGAACTCAATTTGCCGGAGGCCTTGGCACAACACCCTTTGTTGCGGCCTACTCTTTTTCATCAAGCGGCATAGGTTCAAGGTATTCCAATCCATCGACACTACCTTCTGCGGCATCGTTTTGTGCCTCTTTTCGAGGCACGGTGGCAAACGATGCCATTGCGCTAGGCAGTACGAATGCTTCGCCTTACCAAAATGTGTACGATTGGTCGTCATCTGGTTTTGGAACTAGGTATTCGAATGCCGCATCTGTTGTTGCCGGAACCAGAAATGGTGTCGCGTTTTCAAGAGATGGCAACGACCTGGCTTTTGCAACCTCATCGACGCCGCCTATTAGTGCCTATCCTTGGTCGTCATCTGGTTTTGGCACCAGATATACCAGCTTTGCAAGTGTAGGCAATTCTTTTGGGATCGGGTTTACTCGAAATAATTCAGCGATGTGTTTTGGCGCTAATAATTTTCCTTTTATTCATGCATATCCCTGGACATCTGGATCTGGGCCGGGAACCAAGTTTGCGAACCCATCGACTCTACCGACATCGGCTGGTCGAGGGATCTCATTGCTTGATGACGCTGTGGTTCTAGGGAATACCAGTACCCCGTTTTGTAACGCTTATGGATTCTCATCCAGCGGTTTTGGATCTCGCTTTGCAAATCCTGGAACCTTGCCTGCCGGATCGGTTAGCAGCGCCGGCGTTGGAACGAGTTGGGATATCTATAGCTTGGCGGCCGACTCCAGATCGTTTGTTCTGTCTGGACAAAATGCCGATCTAAATAAAACGAGCTCTGGCACCAACTATTCCATGACCGCCGATGCGCGGTCCTTTGCGCTCACGGGTAGCGATGCCGATCTTGCGATTGGTCAGTCGATGGAGGCCTCTCAGGCTTCCTTCACGCTTACGGGAGTCGCTGCAAACCTTTTGCTTGGGCGATCCGTCGCCTCCGAAGTGGGTTCGTTTGTGGTCTCCGGCATTTCTGCCGGCTTGTCCTATGCTCCCGGATCAACCAATTACTCGATTGGCGCCAGCTCGGTTTCGTTTGCGCTTGTAGGGCTGCCTGCAAGCTTGCTGCGATCCATTGTCTTGGTGGCAGAACCGACCAGCTACCTGTCTGCCGGGGAGACTGCTGGCCTACTAAGATCGTTGGCGATTGACGCGATTGCGGGTTCATTTGTCATAGGAGCGTCTTCAGCCGAGCCAACATCTTCTCGTCTAATCGCTGCGTCCGCTGGATCGTTCGAGTTTACGCCAGCCAGCGCCGAGCTCGCTGCCAATCGATTCGTGGCTGCCGATTCTGGCAGCTATGTGCTATCCGCCAACGAGATCGGGTCGACCGTTAGTCGCTCGATAGTTGCATCGTTGACTATCTACGCTGTCACCGGCATCAATGCAACGCTTCAAGTTTCTCGGTCGATGGTGGCTGACTCGTTGCCATTGGTTGCCAATGGAGCTGCTGCCAATTTTGCAACAGGAAAAGTATTGGCAGCGGATGCGGCTTTGCTTTTGGTCGATGGTGCGAATGCCGGCTTGTCGTCCGCTAGGTCGTTTCCTGTTGCCGTCAGTTCGCTGCTAAGCCTCGGATCCGATGCCAACATAAATGTCGGCCGGTCAGTTTCTGGTGGTGTTGGCCAGCTCGCCGTAGTCGCGTTGCCTGCAGGCCTGCTGTGGCACAGGGTGCTTGTCGCAGAGGCTAAATCGATTTCGTTGGCCGGAATTGGCGTTGGATTCATCACCAACTACGGGATGCAGTGCGCATCGGGAGTGTTTGGTGTCACCTCAGCAGGTCTAGGATTCACCAAATCGCTAGCAATGCCGTCTGCTGGCGCCGCGTTCAATTGGTCAGGCGTGGCGACAAGTTTTAGCCTCGGTCGCAACATCTCGGCAGGTTTAGCGCAATATACCGTGGCTGGACAGTCGGCCAATCTGGTATCGGCACGGAGCATCGCTGGCAGTAACGCAGGCTATGTGGTCACCAGAAACAGCGCCAACTGGGTGGTGCAGTTTGCGGCACCCACCACCGTGGCCGTGTCCGATTCTGCGGTCAATGCCGTTGTGTTGGCAGAATCGGTGGTCGGATCGGCCTCGGTTGTTGAGCAGCTTGTCGGCTCTGTTTCAGGCAATCAGTCAACACTAGTCACCTTGGAAATATCATCAGCGAGCATAGCCACCGCTACGATCGGAGATCAGTGAGGTGACACATGGCGACCTATGATCGCGGTGATCTGGTGCGATTGACGGCGACATTCCAGATCGGTGGCGTCAACACCGATCCGACTGCGGTCTATCTGTACATCAGGTCAGCTACCGGAGCGCTGACTACCTTGCAATATGGCGTTGATGGAGCCATCGTGAAATCGGCAACAGGCGTATACCGATACGACTACAGCGCCTCGGCTGCTGGCAATGTGACCTATCGTTGGGCGGGGACAGGCGCGGCACAAGCAGCCGAGCAGGGGTCGTTTTTTGTGTCCGACGAGGTCGGTGGATAATGGCCACCCCGTGGTGGTCGATTGCCAAGGCCGAGGAGAACGCCTACCTCATGCGCATAGCGTGTGAGCGTGCCGGCGACTCTCGGCGTGTGCTGTTGCTGGCGGACATCCATTGGGACTCAGCGCACTGCGAGCGTGAGCTGTTGCGGGATTGCCTGAACGAGGCCAAGGCAGTCGGCGCGCCGGTGATCATCGCTGGCGATTTCTTTGATGCCATGCAGGGACGATGGGATCCGAGAGCATCGCAGGAGGTGCTGCGGCCTGAGCACCGTGGCGGCAATTATCTCGACCTGCTGGTTTCGACGGCTGCTGAATGGCTGATGCCGTGGCGAGAAAGTTTGGCGATCATTTCTTACGGCAACCATGAGACATCAATCCGCAAGCGGCACGAAGTTGATTTGCTGCAACGCCTGTGTCAGGAGCTGCGGCGCGAGGGATCACTGGTTGAGTGCGGACCATACTGGGCGTTTGTCCAATGCGTGGCCAATTTTAGCGGCGCCAAAACGCAGAAAGACACTGTGACCATTTGTTATCACCACGGCTACGGTGGCGGAGGTGAGATCACGCGCGGCATGATCGACCACTCGCGGACTAGGTCGATGTACCTGGCGGATGTGTACCTTAGCGGCCACATTCATCGGCGCAACCAAGACGAGAATGTGATGACCAGCATCACGGCGCGAGGCGTGGTACGGCGCCGGCGTCAGCTCTTTTTGCGCGCAAGCTGCTGGAAGGACGAGTCGTCAGACGGTTGGCATGTGCAGATGGGTCGCGCGGCTCGGCCGATCGGTGGGTGGTGGCTGGAGCTCACGACGCGCAAGGATGATCGCAGCTATTGGCTTGAATATCGAGCGGTGCCAACATGAGCGATTTTGGAGATTGCCATAATGGCGGGAATGACGACGGGGTAGGGGGTGAACCGAGTTTCCGCCGCGACGGCGTGAC